CTCTTTTCACTAGACTTGTTTTAAGATAGAATTAAGAGGGAGTGTTTTTACACTCCTTTTTTTTTATTTAAGGTTTTGGATATTTATCTTTTACCGCTTTGATTGTCGCTTTCCAAGCGTCAATACCTTCATGATATATTTTATCTAGTTGTTCTTCAATGGTTGGATATTCATTCACACGATTTCTTTGATACTCATGAGAGTTATATCTTGTTTGTAGTTCTGATAATTTACTATCAAAAGCGCTTTCAGTAGGTTTGTTTGATTCATCTTCTTCTAACCACACTAAATTATCATAACCATTTCCATTTTCAAAACGAAACTTTGCGGTTGGTGTTAATTCTTTTATCGCTGTGATGTGTAGTGTATTTTGATTTAATAACATGAATATCTCCTAAGAAGCTTCTGGCACCCAATATGCAGTAACATTTTCCCATCCTTGTGCATACACACCATCGACAGTAAATTTGTAATAATAACTTTTTGGAACGACTATCATACTTCCCGCCCCTTTTGTATTATTGTTAATATCATCTCCATTCTCATATACTGTAGTATAACTACTTGTATTTGGGCCTACGAAGATTCTACCACCATTTCTAAAACTACCACCAGAATATAACTAAGTATCCATTCTCACCTGCCTGATAATCTGTTGCTGCGCTTCTTGTCGCTTTGTTATCATAATCTGGTGGTCTAATAACATCAAAGGATGTGTTCTTTATCGCTGAATATGTTGACATTGATTACTCCAATTAGTATCTCTTTAAAGTATATTTATACATCCTCTGTAACGAACACAATAATATATATAAAAATAAAGATTTTAAGAGAAGTATAAATACGAGTATTAGGAGTTGAGTAAATGAGTGTAAACTTTGAAACATATGATGAACCCCAACCAACAGACAATTCAGACTTTGATTCACTACTGATAGAATGTCAAGGTGAATGTAGATTAGATGAGAATGATGTTTGTGAAGGTTGTGGTAGAACTATAGAAGAAATAGAAAATAACTACAATAAATAAACTTATGGAAGAAACTTATTTTGCTGGTAGAGATGGATTCTCTTGGTTTATAGGTGTCGTAGAAGATAGAAACGACCCAGATAAATTAGGAAGAGTTCGTGTTCGTTGTTTAGGATATCACACTAGAGATTTAAATCAAATCCCAAGTGCTGATTTGCCTTGGGCTGAGGTTCTCGCACCAACTACAAGTACATCAATGAATGGATTAGGATTAACTCCATCACATTTAGTTGAAGGCACATGGGTTATTGGTTTTTGGAAAGACGCAGGATTAAAACAAGAACCAGTAATCATGGGAACACTACCTGGTGTACCAAAATACAAAGCAGATAATCGTTATGGATTTAGTGATTTAAGAACGATGTCTACTGATGTTCCATATCCACCAAAGACTTGGACTTATAATACAGATGGAACAGGAATAACAATCACAGAATACACTGCGAGTGAAAGAAAGAATTATCCAGATGTAAAACTTGGTGAGTCTGATACAAATAGACTCGCACGAAATGATAGTACATCACAACACGAAATAGTATTAAGAAGAAGTACAAATAGAGATACGGATATTCCTACCGCAGAACATATCTCAACTGGACTTGGCACAGATAGCGCAGTCAGTGCGTCTACATTTAATGAACCAACTTCAGATTATGGTTCAACATATCCTTACAATCATGTATCAGAAAGTGAAAGTGGTCACATATTCGAAGTAGATGATACACCAACAAAAGAAAGATTAACAGAGTTTCATAGAACTGGAACAGGATATGAAATTAATAGTGATGGTACAAAAAATGAAACCATTGTTGGTGATAGTTTTACAAAAATTTTAGAGAACGAACATATTCATGTTGAAAAAGATTCAATCGTTACGATTGATAAAGGTAAAAAGATTTATGTTAACAAAGATGGTGGAAGTGGTAATGATTTAACAATTCAAATTGGTGATAATGGAAGTATTAATATTTCTGTTGATAGTGGTGATGTAAATCTAAATGTACAAAATGGAAATGTTAATAAAAAAATAAATGGTAATCTAAATGAAACAATTACTGGAAATGTAGTGAGAACAGTAAGTGGTAATGTTACTGAAACTATTAGTGGTAGTCAAACAACAAACATTACAGGAACACTAACTGAAACCGCCGCCACTGGCAACTTAACATTTACTGGTGGTTCTGTTTCTTCAAATGGAATTGTATTACATACTCACTTACATACTGGTATTACTCCTGGCCCATCAAATACAGGAGGGCCAACTCAAGGATAAGGAGATTTAAATGTGTAAGGATATCGCAGACCAAGAGATGTACAGACCTTTACCAGATAACTTAACTGTTAAAGAAAGTATGGTAGAAGGTATAGGATTATTCGCAACTGATTTTATTCCATGTGGAACAGAATTAGGTTTATCACACATTCAGATTGATACTGAAATTATTAGAACACCAATAGGTGGATTTTATAATCACTCATTAAAACCAAATGCAGAAAAAATTCAAAAAGGATGGAACAAATGGTATTTGGTAACTACTAAAGATATTAATGTTAATGAGGAAATACTTGTAACATATACTTTTCATAACAAATTAAGTGAGAAAGTGAGAGGTCAAATGGTAATGAGATTTCTTGAAGAGAACTAAGTATTACCTTATAAATAAACATTAAGGAGTTCTATAACTAAATGGCGAATTATACAACCTTTTCATCTGGAGCATTCACAGACGCACAAAAGACAAATGAAACTACTAGAAGTGCGAAGATATATACGGATTTAAATTTATATTTTCAAAGAAATAGTTCTAATCAAGATATTAATAAAGTTACAGATGTACAGTCAGTCAAACGAGCGATTCGTAATTTAGTTCTTACAAATCATTATGAAAGACCATTTCATCCAGAGATTGGTTCTGGTGTAATGGATATTTTATTTGAACCAATGACTCCAACTACCGCATTAATATTAACTAAACAAGTTGAAGATGTAATAAACAACTTTGAACCAAGAGCGAGATTGGTTAATGTTCGTGCGATAGAAAATTTAGATAGAAATGCGTATGAAGTTAGTGTCGATTTTTATGTCGTAAACGCACCAACAGAACTAGCGACATTAGACATTTTATTAGAGAGATTAAGATAAATGGCAACAAACGATAAAAGACTTAGAGTTACCGAATTAGATTTTGATGACATCAAAACAAATTTAAAAACATTTTTAAAAGGACAAACAGAATTTAAAGATTATGATTTTGAAGGTTCTGGAATGTCTGTACTATTAGACTTACTTGCGTACAATACTCATTATCTCGCATTTAACGCAAATATGTTAGCGAATGAAATGTTTTTAGATAGTTCTGCTCTTCGTTCAAGTATTGTTTCGCATGCGAAGATGTTAGGATATACTCCACAATCACCAACCGCACCAAAAGCGACTATTGATGTAACTCTTAATAATACAAGTTTATCAACCGCTTCAATAACAGCAGGAACAAAATTTTCAACAACAGTAAACGGAACAACTTATAATTTTGTTTCAAAGTCAGATGTATCAACTACATCAGTTGATGGTGTTTTAAAGTTTTCGAATTTAGAAATATTTGAAGGAACATATGTAACAAACAAATATATCGCGAGTCCAAGTGATGTAGACCAAAAGTTTACTATTCCAAGTAATAGAGTTGACACAAGTACATTAACAGTTAAGGTTCAAGATTCTGCGACTGATACTGATACAAATACTTACACACTCGCAACTGATATAACTCAGATTACAGATACTTCTACTGTTTACTTTTTAAAAGAAGTTGAGAATGGAGAGTTTGAAGTTGAGTTTGGTGATGGTGTTATTGGTAAAGGTTTATCAGAGGGTAATGTAGTCATATTACAATATGTTGTTACAAACAAAGATGAGGCGAATGGAGCTTCTTCATTTACCGCACCTTCAGCGATATCTGGTGTTACTGATATTACAGTCGCAACTGTTTCTAACGCAGCAGGTGGTGGAGAGGCGGAATCACTCGCTTCTATAAAATATAACGCACCACTAGATTACGCAACACAAGGTCGTGCGGTAACTGGTAGTGATTATAAAGTTAAAGTTAAGGATTTATTTCCAGCCGCAACTACAATTCAAATTTGGGGCGGAGAGGATGGAAACGCTTCTAGTTCTACCGCAGAATATGGAAAGGTTTTTATTTCTATTAAACAATCAAGTGGAGCGAATCTTACAACTACACAAAAAACAAATATTGTGGATGGTTTAAAAAAATTAAAAGTCGCTTCTGTTACTCCAGTCATAGTTGACCCAAAAACAACATTTATATTTGTAACTACTCGATTTAAATATGATTCATCAGAAACAACAAAAGATGTTTCAGATTTAGTATCAGATGTTACAACAACATTACAAAATTTTAATACATCGGAGTTAAATAAATTTGATACTGTGTTTAGATATTCAAAAGTAGTCGCATTAATAGATGATACAAACAAAGCGATTGATTCAAACATTACAACCATACAACTCGCACAAAAATTTACACCTACATTAAATTCATCAACAAATTATACATTAGAATTTAATAACGCATTATATAATCCACATAGTGGTCATAACTCAAGTAGTGGTGGTATTGTTTCTTCAACTGGATTTAATGTTGGAAGTGATGGTAATGAATATTTCTTTGATGATGATGGTCAAGGAAATCTTAGAAGATATTACTTTGTTGGTAGTTCAAGAACCTACGCAGACAACACTGCAGGGACAGTAACATATTCTACAGGTACAGTCGCAATCAATGCGTTAAACATTACAGGGGTTTCAAATGTTGATGGTGAAACAAGTACTCAAATAAGACTTGTTGTTAAACCAGATTCAAATGATGTCGTTTCAGTAAGAAATAATTTATTAGAAATAGATTTTTCAAATTCATCAATTACTGGTGAGATAGATACTGTAAGTTCTGGTAGTTCATCTGCAGGAACAGGATATACAACAACATCATCATATAGTTAAATACAATGGCAGAAAATGAATCTACTTTAAAGAAAAAACTTTCTCCTTTAATCGAGGGTCAGTCACCAGACTTTGTTCGTGGTGAACATGATTTATTTGTTAAGTTTGTAAAAGACTATTATCGTTTTTTAGAATCTGGTGAGTTAGTTTTATCTGGAACAATTAATAATATAATTCAAGAAACAGATTCAACAAATTATATTATTGATTCTGAGGGTGATAGAATTGTTACTGAAGATTCAACAATAACTTTTACTGCTGGTGAAACTATTACAGGTTCAACCTCAAAGGCGACCGCAACAGTTTTAGTAAGTGATGTAGATAGTGGTAATAAAAGACTTTTCATTTCCGCACAACAAAAATTTATAACTGGCGAAACGATTACAGGTTCAACATCTAGTTCATCTGGAACTATTGTTTCTTATCGTGGTAATCCAGTTCAAAACATTCAACAACTTTTAGAATACGCAGACGCAGATAATACCATTTATGATTTTCTTGAGAATATGCGTAACTCCTTTCTACAAGCGTTACCATATGAACTCGCCACTGGTGTTGATAAAAGAAAATTAATTAGAAATATTAGAGATTTATATTCTGCGAAAGGAACTTCAGAATCTCACAAAACTTTAATGAGATTACTTTTTGATGAAGAATCAGAAGTTGTATATCCAAATGAATTTTTACTTAAACCCTCTCATGGTAATTGGGAAAAGAAAAGAATCATGCGTGTTGTCGTTAGTGGCTCTAACTTCTCACCAGAAGAATTTATAGGACAAAAAATTACTGGTGAAAGTTCAGACGCAACAGCCTTTGTAGAATCTGAATTAACATTTATTGAAGGTACAGATTCAGTTACAGAATTTGATTTAGATGAAAATCAAATCACAGGAACATTTACTTCTGGAGAAACAATCTCTGCGGTTTCAAATACAACAGATTTAACAATCAAAGCGACTGTCAAATCTATTGTAACATCTGCGAGTGTTTCCACAACTGGAAGTCTTTATACAGATGGACAAACTGTAAATGTAATCACAGGTGGAAGTGGTGGTAATAGTCTCGC